TTCGCCGAGGAGTAGTTTGCAAACGCGCTGTAGTGCGGCAGCTTCCGTGAGCCGAGTTGCCCGTTGATGTTCTTCGCCAGGCACGCCGCGCCGTTGAGCGCCGAGGCCCCGGCCGCTGTGGTGTGGTAGGTGATCCCGTTGATCACGAGGTTGACGGTTGTCGCAAGATCCGAGGCGACCTTGCAGACCATGTTCACGGCCCCGCGCGTGACGAATGCCGTGGCGGCGCCGAGCGTCATCGTGGCGCCCGTAATCACACTGCCCGTCACCGACGCGGCGGTTGATTCGAGGACCGAGAAATCGTAATTCATCGCGGCCGTCGAGGTCATCCCTGTTGAGGCCACGGTTGACGCGCGGATGCCGCAGACCACAGAGAAATCCCCCTGCCCGTTGTACCGCGTTTTCTGGACGATGGACGTCGCCGCGGCCGTCGAAAAATCGCAGAACAGCGGCGTGATGCGGACTCGTTCGCTTGGGTACATGGCCTCCTCCCGCTAGGTGGTGCAGTTCACAATCGCGCCCGGTGTCCCGTTGGCGGTCGGGTAGCGCACCATGCTAACCGCCCGGTGGACGACGGCGGTCGATTCGCCGCAGGTGACGCCGATGTACTTTGGCGTTTCCGTGGACAACTTGCTGAGTTGCACGTTGATGACGCCCTGGCAGAGCCCCGGCCACGGGACCACCGTCCCCGCGGCGGCCGAGCTGGTGATGGTGAGGCCGGTCGCCATGTCGTCTTTCGGGCGAATGGTGACCAGGCCCGTGACGGATTCGTTCGCCAGCGCCTCATAGTGCGGCAGGGGTTCCCACGTTCCGCGGCCGTTGATGATGGCGGCCAGTTCGGTCGCCACGGCCTCGCCGTCGCGCCCCGGACCCGTGGTGTTGAGGTTGTAGCTCCGGCCGTTGATGCTCACGGAAATCGCCGTGGTCCACACGCTGTTGGTGTAGATCACGCTGATCGCTCCGCCGCGCACCACGCAGACCGTGGACGGGCCGAGGGTCAGGGTTGCCCCGGTGATGGCGCTCCCGGCCACGCTGGCCGCCGTGGACTCCACCACCGCGAACGAGATGGCGTTGCCCGCGTCCGTCGCGCTCCAGTCGGCATTCGATGCCGCCTCGGACAACCCGACCGTCGAATAGAATCCTGCCTGACAGAGAATGGAAAAGTCGCGCCCGCCGTGGATGCGGATCTTCTCCGAGGTCGCCGCTGCGGTGGCGCTGTTGAGTTGCAGCGGGTCGATCCGCACACGATCCAGAGGATACATCGCATTCCCTCCTCTCTGCGAAAGTGTTGTCGCCGCTGCTACTCCAGGACCACGAACGGAGACACGGTGCTGGTGGTGATGCCCTCGAGCCCGAGCGGCTCGGTCAGCCACGGGTGGCCGTCCACGTTCCAGACGATCTTGAAGACCACCTTGTTACTGGTGAAGAATACGTGCTCACTGGACGCGGCCGCGGGCCCCGAACCGTCCTTGATGAGGTAGTACGAGAGGTTCACGAGGCTCAGGTCGCCCTTGGTGCCGAGCGCCGGGAGGCGATCCGCGAAGACCACGGGCATCCCGAGCAGGGTCGAGGGCAGCGGCCCCTGGCCAGCGCCGTTCGCATCGCGCCCGCCGAGCCAGACCGCATGCGTCCCCGCATCCGTCATCGCCGCGAGCTGCGGGATGGCGGTTTGGCTTGCGAGCCAAACATACGAGCCGCCGCGCATCAACATGCGGGCGAGCATCCCGTAGCAGTCGGCGAACGCGATGGCATTGGCGCCCGCGCGGGAGTAGACCACCGCAGCCGCGCAGTTGATGAACCCCAGCGACTTGTTCACGCCGTTGCCGCGCATGAAGTCGTAGTCCTCTTGTCCGGTCATCGCCGCCGTGAGTTGCCGGGTGATGAAGGACCCCGCGGCGTCCCAGTTCGCCAGCAGCTTCGAAGTGCAGACGATGTAGGCGCTGATTTCCTTCGGCTCCAGCGAGACCTCCTTGAGCCGCGCGGTGGTCTCGGTCATCGTCACGCCTTCGCCGGTATGCACGACCGTCACGCCACCGTAGATGTTCTGTGCGCTGGTCTGGTCGAGCGCCGGGAAGGTGAGCTTCGCATCGGGCGGGCTGCCGGCCGGGATCACGGCCGCGCGTGGGCGCACGATGGCTTCCTGCGCCTGCACCTGGCGGAGCGTCGAGTCGAACTGCTCCGGCAGGGCATATCCGCCGGTCGCCCCGGTGCCCATGGTCTGCTCGCGCTTCTCGAAGGCCGCGTCCAGGCGCGCATCGCGGGCGCCGGACTCCTTGTGTTTGGCGATGGCGTAGAAGAACTCCCCGATGTTCCTGAATTCCTTGTCGGGGTCCACGTCGGCCGCGCCGGCCTTCTTCTCCTTGTGGAATGCCGGGGCCGTGGTCCGCAGCGAGATTTCCCGCTCCGCCTGCGCGCGGCGCCGCTCCGCGTCCGCCTCGGCCGCCTTGATCTCCGTGTCGAGCTTGTCGATTTCGAGGTCCCGCGCCTTGTAGGCCGCATCCTCCTCGGCGGTCAGATTCCGCTGCTCGGCGTCCGCCTTGTCGAGCGCCCCGCGCTGCACCTGGATCAACTCGGCCCGCTTCGCCTTCATCTCGGGAACCGTCAAGCCAACCGTAATCATGTTTTTCCCTCCATGCGCCGAAGTTGTAAATGATACCTCCATGTCGGAGGTCCTACGATTCCCACCGCGTCATCCTGGTGGGTCTTCGCCTCCTGCTGCCGCGCCCACACGGCGCGCGACCGCAGGGCGATGTCCGTGCCCTCGTATGCGGGAAACGTGACCGGGGACACGTCATACAGTCGCACCTTTTTGATCGTGCGGAGGTCCAGCTCCTTCCTCTCGCCCGTGATCCACTCCTCTTCCAGCACCATGAACGCGAACGACATTTGCGTGATGTCGCCGCGGGCGATGGACACCGCGAGGTCCCGCGCGAATTGCGTATCGGGAGGATCAATCGTGGTCTTGAGGCCGGTGTCGTCCTCGGTGAGTGTCAAGGTCTTCGCTGTGTTGCGTCCGAGGATGTAATCGGGGTTGTGGTTCCACAACGCCCGGATGTCATCCTCGCGGATGCTTTGCTTGAACGCTCCCGGCGCGATCCGTTCGCGGAACCACCCGCCGATATCCGTTTCCTGGTCGAAGACGGCCGCGTGCCCGACCATCTTCCGATCCTCCGGCGTATCGGAGCGCGCGAACGTGAAGGCGCGGACTTCTCTATCCATCGTCGTTGTCCTCCTCGGCGGCCGGCGCCGTGGGCTTCGCAGGCTCCGGTTCCGTCCCTGCCGGTATATAGTTCAACGGCTGGAGGTAGATGTCGCCGTTCTCGATGGGCGGCATGTCTTCGAGTTCCCGAATGTCATTGGCGGAGTACCACCCGCCGTTGCGCCCGATGGCGTAGCCGTCCATCCGGGTTTTGAAGTCGCCCTCCAGCAGGCCCTTGAGGTTGAATTTGACGTAGTACCCGGCCGCCCGCTCCGTGTCGGTGAGGAGCGCCCGATTGGCGGATGCCTCCAGCCGGCGCGTGATCGGCCACACCGTGTGCTTGACGAACGAGAGGAAGAACTGCTCCGCGCTGGCGTAGGTGCTCACCTTGTCTGGTTCCTGCAGCAGGATCAGCGGGACGTTGAACCAGCGGGCGATATCACGGACCTGCGCGCCGGACAGTTCAAGGAATTGCGCGTCCTTGTTCGACACGCCCACGCTCTGCCACTTCATGTCCTCTTCGAGGATGAGCGTCGTGTGCCGCTTCGCCGTGGCGTATTCCTCCAGCGACTCCTTGAGGTTCGCCCGCGCGGCCGGGCTCAGGGCGCCGGGGTGGCTCAGGACGTTGCCCGGCACCGCCTTACGCCCGAAGAATTCCGCGGTGAAATCATTCAGGGCTTGCGAGAGGCCCATCGACTCCCGCGCGTAACTGATCGTGGACAGCCCGGTCAATCCATCGCTGGAGTACCCCTTGACGTGCCACACGTCTGATGCGGCGTATAGGCGGCGGGGGTTCCCGAGTGCATCAAAGTCCGCTCCGGGATCGTAGCGATACCACACGCCGTCCGCGGCGCGCGTCACCTGCATGAAGGTCGGGTTCATCGGCCACAGTCCGTCAATCTGGCCCCGGCCGTTCCGCTCGATGCGGTTGTACCAGTTGCCGCGGAGCTTGAGGTGCCCGATCCCCATTTCGCGCGCCTCATACGAGGTCTGCGCGGCGTTGAAGGCATCGTGCAGGACGGAATAGAGCCAATGGCCAGAGGCC